GCGCACATCAAGGACCTTGAGTTCTTGAACCTTGCGCGTGTTAGTCGTGACCAGATTCTCGGCGCGTATCATGTGCCCGCTTCAAAGCTCGGCCTGGTCGAAGACGCCAGCCGCGCGAACGGCGAAGAGTCTGATCGCGTATACACATCGCTGTGCCTTGGTCCGCGTCTGCGCCGCTATCACGAGCCGATCACGATGCGCGTGTTGCCGCGCCTGGGTCTTGATCCGTCGCGCTTCTGCTTCGAGTTTGATCCGGTCGAAGTTGCCGACAAGACATTCAACCGCGATGCGGCACAGGCTGCGTTCAACGCTGGCGCGATCACGCTTGACGAGTACCGCGAACGCATCGGCTTTCCGCCTGAGCAGAACGGCAACGGCGCTGTCTACTTCGTGCCGCTTGGCTCGACTGTCGTTGAGAATCCCGAAACGGGCATGGCTCCGATGTCGGCAGGCACAAGCGATGCTGACGAGCCTGTCGCACTCGCTGCCGATCGTGGCGAAGCAGGCATTGGCGACAGCGTTGCGCCTGATCTCGTATTGAACGGCGCGCAGGTCGCGTCACTGGTCAGCGTCGTCGAAGCCATGATGTCCGGCGCGCTGCCTTATGCGTCAGCGCTTGAGATCGTGCAAAGCGCCTTTGCGATGTCTGAAGACAAAGCGCGGCGCATTCTCGGGCCTGAATCTAACGCAGGAATCAACGAGCCCGTTGCCGTCGCTGAAGCGGTTGACCGTGCCGTGCGTTCGCTCGAAGTCGAAGCCGCAGACCGCGAGCTGCAAGACCCGAGCGAAGAGCGAATGGAGCTGACCGCGCTGCGCTTCTTGACCCGGCAAGGCGAAGCCGAACGTCGAATGCAAGGTCGCCTGCGCGCGATCTTCAGCCGGATGCAGTCTGCCGTCATCAAAGGCGTGCGCGAAGGCAAGCGAGCTGCACCCGTTCATCGTGCTTCGCTCGCTGACCTGGCGATCATCATCGACCAGTTCAACGACGAGATCCGCGAGCTGCTGACCGAAGAAGCCGAGCGCAACTTCGGCGAAGGCTTTGAAGACTTCAGCGCCGAGATCGCATCGACCGTCGCGCCTGAACTGCTGATCGACTTCAACCTGATCTCGAACGAAGTGCTTGCCTGGGCGCAAAGCGATGCAGCCGAGAAGATCACCACGATCTCGAAGACGCTGCACGACGAAGTAAAAGATGTCTTGGAGCTTTCGCTTTCTGAAGGCGATTCAATCGACGGCCTAACAAAGCGGCTCGGCGAGTTTTTCGACGACAGCAAAGGCTTCAAAGCCGAGACGATCGCCCGCACCGAAACCGCAGGCGCTTACAACTATGGCAAGTACACGAACGCCGAAGCCTTCGATCAGGCGAACGCCACGCTGCAAGTGACTAAGACCTGGGTGCCGACACAAGACAACCGCACCCGCGAAGCGCACCGGGCTGAGAACATCCAGAACGCACAAGGCGAGAACAAGCGCACCGTGTTGCGCTCCGAAGCCTTCAAAGTCGATGGCGAAGACATGATGCGCCCGCTCGACGGCAACGCCAGCGCAGGCAACGTCATTCGATGCCGCTGCGTGATGACCTTCGACGTGACAGGAGAATAACATGGACTCGATCAACACACGCGCAGCCGCCATCGAGCAGACGGACACGACTACTTGGTTCCGCGCATCGACGAACGACATCGACCGGCACGGCACAATCGTCGAACCGCGTGGCATCGACACCGCAAACTACAGCGCGAACCCTGTCTTCATGTGGGGGCACGACGCCTATGGCTCGGGCGGTGGACCGCCTGACCTTGAGAACGTACTGGGCCGCGTGATCGACTACCGCAAAGACGACAGCGCCTTCGACATCGAAGGCTGGCTGGCGGGCCGCATTGCCAACAAGTTTGCCCGCGCGGAGGCTGCGGCCTTTGTGAACGGTGACGGGGTGGATAAGCCCAAGGGTTTCCTGACCCATGCGGCTGTGGACAATGACATCTGGACCTGGGGCAACCTTGGCTATGTGCCCACGGAAGTTGATGGTGATCTTACGCCGGATGCGATCATCGAATTGGTCTATGCGCTGGGTGCGCAGTACCGTGCCAACGGAGCCTTCGTGATGAATTCAAAGACGGCGGGCCGGGTGCGCAAGCTGACGGATGCGGATGGCCGGTTCTTGTGGTCGGATGGTCTGGCGGCCGGAGAGCCTGCGATGTTGATGGGGTATCCGGTGCTGGTGGCCGAGGACATGCCCGATGTGGCCTCTGGCAGCTTCTCCATCGCATTTGGGGATTTCCGCGCGGGCTATACCGTGGCCGAACGCCCCGATCTGCGCATTCTGCGCGATCCCTTTAGCGCCAAGCCGCATGTGCTGTTTTACGCAACCAAGCGTGTGGGCGGTGACGTGAGCGATTTTGCCGCGATCAAATTGCTGAAATTCGGGGTGGCCTAAGCCGCTTTGAATGCCGGGGCCGGGGTGACGTGGCCCCGGTCTGGGCGCGCGACCGTTCAGCTTGCCTTGCCTAGCTGCTCCCCTCCGACCGAGCAGGGCAGGTGGCCGCGCGTCCGGGTTTTTCTGGTCCAGATAGGGGGCCGAAATTTGGAGACTTCCATGATGTTGATTGAACAGACACCCATTGCAGATGCGGACCTGCCGGTTGAGGCCTTCAAGGCCCATTTGCGGCTTGGCAGTGGGTTTGGGACGGGTGAAACGCAGGATGCTGTGCTGGCGTCATTTCTGCGTGCCGCAATCGCGGCGGTTGAGGGGCGCACGGGCAAGGCGCTTTTGATGCGCATGTTCGCATTGACGCTGGGGCATTGGACAACGGATTGCGGGCAGGTCTTGCCGGTGGCACCGGTGAGCGCCGTGACACAGGTCGAGCGGATTGCGGCGGACGGGACCCGTGCGGACGTGGCGACCGGCAGCTTTTGGCTGGAGCGCGATACCCAGACCCCGCGTGTGCGGGCCACGGGCACTGCCTTGCCATCGGTGCCCGCCAAGGGATCGGTGGTGGTTCATTTCGAGGCGGGTTTTGCGGCCGCTTGGGAAGGTGTGCCCAGTGATCTGCGCCAGGCGGTGCTGATGCTGGCGGCGCATTACTATGAATACCGGCATGATACGGGATTGAGCAATGGTTGCATGCCCTTTGGCGTCACCAGCCTGATCGAGCGTTACAAGCATGTCCGGCTGGGTGCGGGGGCGGTCAGATGAACCTGCCGCGCCTGAACCAGGCGCTGATCCTTGAGGCACCGGAACGCGTCAACGACGGGGCGGGCGGATATACGCAGGGCTGGATCGTCGTCGGTTCGGTCTGGGCCGAGATCACCGCACGCACCGGGCGTGAGGCCGCGTCAGGCGGCGTGCCGGTCAGCCGTGTAAGCTATAAGATCGTGGTGCGAGGTGCCCCCTTTGGCACGCCCGAGCGCCCCCAACCCGAGCAGAGGTTCCGCCAGGGTGCGCGGGTCTTCACCATTCAGGCGGTGGCAGAGCGTGACCCTGAGGGCCGCTATCTGACCTGCTTTGCCCAAGAGGAGATGGTGGTATGAGCTTTGCCATGTCCGGGCCGTTGCAAGCGGCTGTTTATGATGCGTTGCGACAGGATGCGGCCCTTGGGGCGATAGTGGGCACAGCGATTTACGATGCGCTGCCTGCGGGGGCGTTGCCGATGATCTATGTACGCCTTGGCAGTGAAAGCGTCACCGATGCCTCTGACGGGACCGGCGCGGGCGCGCTGCATCGTTTCACGATATCGGTCATCACCGCCGCCCCCGGTTTTGCGCAGGCCAAACAGGCGGCAGGCGCGATCAGTGATGTCCTGCACGAAGGCGATCTGACCCTGAGCCGGGGGCGTGTGATCAGCCTGCGCTTTGAGCAGGCCAAGGCCGCGCGCATCGAAAGCGCGGCGACACGCCAGATTGATCTGCGCTTTGCCGCGCGGGTGCAGGACGACGAGATTTAGATTTAACTCAGGAGAGACATGATGGCTGTTCAGGCAGGCAAGGACCTTTTGGTCAAGGTGGATATGACAAGTGATGGGCAGTTCGAGACCATTGCGGGCCTGCGGGCCACGCGGGTGAGTTTCAATGCCGAGACCGTCGATGTGACCTCATTGGATAGTGACGGCGGCTGGCGCGAGTTGCTGGCGGGGGCCGGTGTGCGGTCGTGCAATATTTCAGGCTCGGGCGTGTTTCGCGATGAGGGGACGGACGAAAGGGCGCGGCAATTGTTCTTTGACGGGCTGACGCCGGGCTTTCAGATCATCATCCCTGCCTTTGGTGTGGTGGAGGGCCCGTTTCAGGTGACGGCGTTGGAATATGCGGGGCAGCTGAATGGCGAGGCGACCTATGAGTTGAGCCTGCAGTCGGCTGGCATTTTGACGTTCACGCCCGATCTGGTGGTGGTTTGAGCATGGCGAACCGGTGGCGGGGGGATGTGGTGCTGACCCTTGATGGCAAGCGCTGCGTGGCGCGGCTGACGCTGGGTGCGCTGGCCGAGCTTG